GATATGATTGTCCTGTACGAATAATTGAGAGAGTGAGAGGATCAACTTTACGTACAATAGGTTCTCCACCTACAATATCAATATTGTAAACTTCTGTTCCTCCTACTAAAGCATCTTCGAATCCACGGTTAAATTTGAGTTGAAGCTCCTGCTCCTTCCAGAGATACTGAAGATACTGAGTGGCTCTGCGTTCACGAAGGTCCTGAGTTTCATACTTATTCCACTTGGTCATCTTCTCAAGCTCTGCTGCCATTTGCTCCTCATCGTACTCCTCTGCTTGAATTGCTTGAACAACTATATTGTCAATCATAGTTCGCTGACCCTGTTCCTTCTCAGAAATAGCATCAGGATTGGTAACGGTAATACGCCAATCAAATCTGCGTTTGTATTCCTCACCAATAAGTAGATCAATCTTAGGATTTGCAATCGGATAGTTCTGCATCTTAGCAGGGAAGGTTGCACCTTTAATTCCCCACGGGTTGACAGCTTGTTCAATATCTCTCTCGTCAAGAATATCAGCACGAAGATTATAATTCGTTAGCATTGTCCGTTTATCTTGAACTATGTCAGTGTCACTGTTATAAGAAAGATCAATTGAGGCTTCGATACAATCTATCACAAATTGTTTTCCCTTGGCTGTTGTCTTTTTCTTCTGAAAAGGAAAATGAGCTGTCCGTTTTAAGGTTGCTCCTATCCCTCCGGAACCACTTGTGTTATAAGCCATGATATGTAGTTTTTATAAAATTATGAAATTTTTAGCTTATCAGTCTTAATAAAATCCATTATTGTTTTAGAGTCATATTTACTTGGACCAGTAATATGACGGTTAAAAAATGGATCACCAGTTATCTGTTCGACTTTCTTATCTCTCACGTAACGCTTGAACTGTAAGCGATCCTCACGATATATCATAAGCAATATTAGAGATGATATATCATCGAAGTTATCCTGTGGATTCCATCCAATAATTTCTTTTAAAAGAGGTATCGAACGGATTTTGTCCAGATTCGTTACCTCTGATCCTTCCTCTTCTCCGTAAGCAGTAGCACTCATCCATTCTACTGCACGTTGCAGTCCGTATAAGATAACAGGAGTGGAGCCGTAAGTTCCTTTACTATTATTCCCAAACGTATTAGCCTTGCTAATGCCTTTATCTTTAAGGATTTCCGGTTCATCAATAAGTAGATGAAGCTGTGCTCTGTTGTACAGATACCCGTAAATACCTTTCTTATTTCTTTCGTAATTGGCTGTCGCATTGTAATATTTCAGAATCCTGCGACAAGTTTCAAAGAATTGATCTGCGGTTGCAGGTCTGCCTTTGTAATGACAGACAATTCTATCGGTAAGTAAATCCATTACAATGATGGAACCCACCGAGTTAGTGGTGGATTCATCATCATCATAAGGGTCAATAGCAGCTATATAACGACCAAATTGAATTTCACCTGCTTCGTTAGTTATAGGCTGCTCATATATTTCAATAACTCCCGGTTTCTTGTTATCCTTGATAGGATATTCACGCAAGGGAATACCAGTAGTATTATATTCAAATTTTATACGTTGGCTAAGAGGATCAACAATAAGGTCAGCCAACCAAATACTATCAACAAATTTGCTCTGGTTTGTGAGAATGTGTGATAGCCGAGCTGATGCCCTGACCGTATCGAACATAGTCCCCTGTACCCTGAGGAACGCTTCTGAAGGGGTCTTTGGCTGCTGTGTAATGAATTTATTGTAAGCGGCACGAGAACCTCTTCTACGTTTTTCTCGCTTCTCATCAAGCGAAAGCTCTGCAATTTGTCTGTGTGAGTTACCTTCCTTATCCACATAAGGAAGGACTTCCTGTTTTTCCTTGCCATTGATGTAGTGTTTTATTGTCCTACTACCGGGATAGTACCACATGTCATCTATAAACCATCCGCAATCTCCGGTTGCGTTTTCATCGTAAATATTTTCGTAAGCCTTTAATCCGTAGGAACTTGGATCATAAAACATCTCTGCAAAATCCTTCGTACCTCTTTCCATATCACCACCTGTTCCCCATATCAAAGGGATTCCAGTCATAATCTCTCCATCTCGAAACGTTGGTTCAGAGATGGTATAAGCAGTCAGGAGGTGTTCAAATTTACCAGCTTCTTCAAATCCCATAACGTCGATGGATTCTCCAATGGATTTGAATGGGTTATCCTTAAACGATACCGCTTGAACTTCAGACATATATCCATCTTCCACGTCGATTCCTGTCGCAGGATCACGCATGATAAAAGAGGCTCGGAAGTGATCTCTCTTGGATAGTTTTCCTTGTTTCTTCCCCCAATCAGTAATCCTGTTAAGATGGTTGATCGAAAAATGGATACCATCAAGCGTGACTTTATAATGCCCTTTCTCGTAGGCTGCGAGAATATTGGTTGATGCTGGAACGAAATTGTAATTGTACGCATATACTCCTGATGAAACTTGATAAGTAAATCCTTTACGTCGAGACTTCGCAATAATCATTCCCTGTTTGATATTCTGTTTATAGGGTCCTTCTGCTGCACATTGCTCGAACTCGTTGAACCAGTAGAAGTTATGATCTAAAAATCGTGGAAGGGTGATGATCTTTCGGTTCTCTCCGACTTTTTCCGCACCTGTATTAGGGTCAATCGGTCTTGCTTTGATGAGACAAAAGTTGAGGTAAAAGTAGTGTCTTCCTGTAACACGTACACCTCCCACGCTATACCCATTGAGAACTCTATATTCTTGTTCATCCCAATAATCGTTGTAGTCTTTTGATCCGTATGGAGCATCAGTGTAGTAGCCATGTCTAAGGAAATGTCTCCCTTCTTCCTGAAACACAGCACTATTGATGAACTTCAGGTAGTCCTGATTAGAGTTTCGAATCGGATTCTGAAACTCTTCTCCCCACGGTTTAGCTACAATTATACTCATATCATTATCCTCGTCTTTCAGGTGGTAACTCTCGCTGTCCAATCTCAGTACGTCCTCGAAGCTGCATAGTATCAGTGAGTTCTTTTTCTACCTCGTCCCTAAGTATTTTGAGAGATTTAACCATATCACCCATTGATTTTATATTGGCAATAAAATTCTTAGCTGCAACTCCATTCTCGTCTTCATCAAAATTAGGTTCTCTAAAATAATCTCGAAGTTTTGTGAGTCCAATCTCGACATCATTGAGAAGTTGCATTGAAAGAGTTGTCTGAAGCTGCTGATACGTAGTGATAGCTTCCATTATCTTGGAATCAGGCTTCCATTCTCGTTCACCAAAGATATCAAGTCTAACTTTAGATTCTCGTGTGTCGATGTGATAATTCCGATATATTGACTGGTAATCACAAGAATGATAAACGTAAGCAAGCTCCGAGAGTGCCTTATCTTTCTTAGTTGAACGATCCCGATTCCAGATTACTTTGAACTCCTTGATCATTAACGCTTCCGGAGAGATTGTTAGGACTCCTCTTTCTATACTTATTAGATTTTTCATTCTCTGGTTTTAAATATCGTTTTCTACCTTCCTTTACTCTGAATACTCCAAACTTAAATAGTCGTATTGTATCGAAGATCAGGTTCTTACGATCTCCTTTACTCATCTGCTGTGCAGTAAACCTGAAGAATGAAGCAGTTATTTCATTAACCTGTTTAACCGAAAGGTCCTCTTTTTCAGCAATCCCACGGATAGTATCTCGTGTACGCTTACTCTTCATTTTTATCCTTCTTCATTTCCTTGACATCCTCCTTGAGCTTCTTGGTAGTAGTACCCAAAGAGGTTTGGATCATTGCCACATACATCATGCTTCCTTCAATCACAACCTCATGACGGACAGTGGTTTTACCCTTTTGTTTTTCACGCTTCCCGAACAATTCTACAAGATTTTTCGAAGCCTTCTCAAGTTCCTTGGGTGTTCCTTTGTACACCTTGACCGTTGTCAGAGATTCCTGAGAATCTAAATGAAATTTCTTTATGTTGGAGAAACCTGAATTTATATTTTTGATTGATTTCATCTTTTGTAAGTAAACCGTGTTGACGTAATTCCTTATAAATATTATAGAGATTAGCTTTGGAAATACCTACCGACATTGCGATTTCCTCTTTGACCTTATAATCAAACAGTTGTGATTCATCACCACCATTCTTATTGATCAAGTGAAGCTGATAGAGCATGGCTCCAAAGACATCACGCTCTCTTTTTCGCAACTGGTTAAATGGAGCAAATACTATCAGCACTTCGATGAGTTGGTGAAAGTACTTCTCCGGTTCAGTCTTAATATTAAATTTTAGCATCAGTTAAGAATGATATTATTCAGTCTACTTTTGCTAAATGGGTGGATGAGAATAGCCTCTGCATCTTCTTGCTTTGCAGCTCTGGAAGCCATAATAGTATTTGTTAGGAGTGTCGTACCAAGCAGCATGAAATCAGCAAGAATCTTTCCAACAAAATCAGACTCTACATCATCTGCTGCATACGCTGAATCCATACGCATACTCTTCTTATAAACACTTCCAAGCGTCTTTGAGAGAATCTCAAATACAAGCATAATGCGTTCAGTATCTTCTTCTTCGCCAATAAAATACTCAACCTTATACCCGAAGATTGGAGGAAAGGCTTTCTCAAGAAGTTCCGCAATCTGTGAAACCATCTCATTATTCCTGTTTTCTATTACCCTCATCTTACCCATTTAACAAATGTACGACATTTTAAGATTCCCTTGGTTTACCAACTTTCGGGATAACAATTTCAGGTGCTTTTTCACCAGCAGCTTTCTCAGCTTCCTCTCGCTGAGTTGCAATCAGAGCTTCTCGTTCCTTATGAATCTTCATAGCCTCAGCCTGTTCGATTGCCTCAAGTTCTTCAACCTTGGGAATCATGTCACGCCATTTAACCTTCGCATCATAATAACGAATGTTAAGCTCAAGCTCCTCGACTTGAAGACGCTTGAGTTCAACATTCTCTCGGAGACCCTTCTTGTAAGCGGAAAGTCTCACTGACTCTTCCTTCTTGAACCGCTTCATTGCAGCCTCCTGCTGTGCAGGGGTCATTTTCATTTCTACAGTTTTACCTGCTTCTTTCACTTCTTCTTCTCCACTCATAACAATTTTTGTTAGTGTTTAATAATTATATTTATTAGCCTTCGTTTCTATTTTTTTATTCTGATAGTTCTTGGCATTTTCTCCCTTGAAGTACGGAATCGTTATGGGACCTTTCTCCTTAACAACAGGACGTTGATTACCACAACCTTTACAGCTCGCTTCGTCAGCTTCAAGTTTATTAGTTATCTCATCATACTTGAATCTAACGTGCGCTATTAGCTCCTCGATTCCATAATACTCACAGTCGATGTCATCACATTTAAATGTCGGCATTGGTTTTTGCGTTTTTAATGTAAATTTTCCATTTATGAATTTCCTTATTCCTCTGAATACGAGGATTCTCTTGACGAGCCTTGAACTCCTTGGATACCTTCTGTGAATAGGAACTGATACGAGCATCAATATCCTCCACAGGAAACAGTCGTTCGGTAAACGATTCATATCCGTATTTATTTATAGTCATAAACCTTACACGTACCTCTTTCCCATCAGAGTACACACCTGCTGTCTTCCAAGTACTCAAGAATTTAGCGTAGAATCTCACAAGCCTATCCAAGTAGATAAGTTTACAAACGAGGTCTTGATGTACACCTCCATTGATAAGTTTGAAAACTTTGAGCATAACAAATAGTGTTTGTCAAAGCTAATGAAAAATATTATATGAAAAAACCCCCTTCAGGACGAAGGAGGCTTTGATCATGACAAAAGATGTATTATGACAAAAGTAGAATGTATTGTAAATGTACGAAAATTATGTGGTTCTCACGGTTGCTGCATCAATTAACGTACTCCAATATCCAGTATCACCATTATAAAAGAGTGAGAGTGTCCAGTATTTATCTGCCTCAGGATTGGTAACAGTCTCATTAAGAAGAAGAGTTCCTAATGTACCTGCACGTACCTTTACCTGAACATCAAAGGTAGTTCGTCCTTCACCACTCAGTCTCATATCTATATATAAAAGTCTACTTACACCAGCAGTCTCAAAATTGATCAAATTAAAATCATAGTCTGTATCACTATCTTCAACATCAACACTTACATCAATTAAGAAGTAATCACATAATGGAATATTATAAGCAACAGTTCTTCCAACCGAGACTGAGGAAACATCAGTGTACGTTTCTGTCACACCGGGAGCAACATTTGTACTTAACAATCCTGAAGCATTAACAGTTACTTGTCGTTGTCCTGATCCTGCAAGAGAAAGTAATGTAAAACCAGAAGCAGTTAATCTAAGTAAATCTGTAGCTGCATCGAATATTCCTTCAATATTGGTTATAGCAAAAGCAAGAGGACTTAAATCAAGACCTATTGACCATCTATAAGTCACATTATCATAGAATCGGATTTGTCCATCATTAGCAACTCTACTTTGAATTTCAATATATCCTGCACCCGGATATAGTGTTCTGAATACTGCAATACTTGCTAATGAACCATCATTTTTAACATAAAGTACACCTTCTTCAACAGTGAGATCACCTGCGGTCAGCTTCACACTATTATTGATGTCCATCCCATCAGTATCAGTCAGCCTGAATAGAGTCGTTGCTCCGACAAGGCTCACTCGGAAAATACCATTGTGCATGGTCATCTCGCTCGTACCAGTAGATAACTCAAGATCACCAACGAGTGTAGAAAGACCTGTTACATGAAGGTCTTCACCAGCCTGTAGTCTACCTGATGCAATAATATCATACCGTGTACCACCAGTAAAGGATGTAACTATATTACCACCAACAGATTCAATTCCTCCAAATATCGTTTTTCTAACTAGCATAGCTCATGATTTTTGCGGTGAAAGTGAAGTGTAACGTATTACCACTATTGTTGGTAACTCGCATTATGAGTTCAGCACCAACAACCAGAAACTCAATATCAATATTTTGTGGTTGAGAAGCTGAAGTATAGGTACATTCTCTGGTCCAGATGAGTTGTGGCTTATTAACGTGCTCAGAAGAGTTATTGACCTCTAAGGTTCCTACCTCATCCTGATTCGGACTGATAGCAGAGGATGTAGGAAACTTCCCTTTATAATCAATGAAAACAGCATCAATATCTTTCGACTGTCCAAGAGTAATGTCAGTAGAGACTCCAAATGTAATCTCAGGTACTTCTACTCCTCTGGTAAGGTTATTGATCTCATCCACTATCATATTGAGCTGAAGACCTTTAGCATCAAAGGTATCATCAGGTGTAGCGTATGGGTAATTTACATTTCTAAATTTATCCATGATTCATATAGTTTTGTCGAAGTTACAAAATAATCGGTTTCACGTCAACTGGTTATGGTGACATAGAGGGGTATGATGATACAGACTGGTCGATCATCCCATAAGCAAAGGTATTGATTATCTTAAATATTAGTGCTAACTTCGTCAGCGATACACACGGAATTAAAACCCATACTTTTTTTTCTTTATGTCACTTTCTTTGTTTGGAAGAATAGTTTCTACTTCAAATAATACTTCTGAGATTCTCCTGTCTCATAATCATGAACAGAGATGAACTGCCTGTTATCAGCAGGATTAGACCTGATCTGAAACACTACAAAGTAATCGAACACAAAAGCAAGTTGTACACCTTCCGCAGTCTCCCTGATATCAACATCGTGGTCTATGCCGTTCTCATCCGTTATTTGCCTGAGAATCGTACTGTCTGTGTTATCCGTCATGAGTCTGAGTAAATCCCACGTAAATTCTTGGCTATGAATGAGATCATGAATCTGATGACTCATAACTGAGTCATTATCTATGAGTTCTCGCCTGTGCTCTGGATATTGAACAATAACTTTTGCTTTTTTGAATACCGTCACAAGACTCACTCCAAAAAGAAGTATGAGGATGGTACTTACTGTACCTATAATCTTTATGAGGTCTTTGATTTTCATAAGGGTAAGTTACGCCTTTTTTTAAAATAAATTTTTCTTTCAGCACGACAGCTCCGACTCTTTTCTCTGAGGAGAATAATTTTTTTATTTCAACTCGCAAGTGCTGACTATCTTAGCAAATACCCACACTAAGTTTTGGAGTTGGCTCACGCCCCCTCCAAATATAATACTGCGTATTATGAAGATGAAAGTCATCGAAATTGGCAGCACTGAATCCGAAGCCGGAAACATTGCTGTCAAAATACGTGCTGATATTATCACTACGACTGTCGTCGGTGATAATAAGCAGCAGGTCACTTACTATCTTAGCACACAGGCTAAGACAGTAAGCGTCAAGGTTGACGATTTCGTTGAAATCGACCTTGATCTCTACACCATCGTGATTCGTAACTACGAATACACTGATGATGCAGGAGACCTGCAAGTTGCTCCTCTTAAATGGCTCGTTCCGAAGCCAGTTAAGTAGTCGCATCCAGCGCGTGGTCTGCATTGCAAGGCAATGACAGTCCCGGCAGTTGCAACTCACTGTCGTGAGTAATCAAGAGTTGCATTCTCGTGTATTTGCATAGTCTTTCCCATCCTATTTGACCACAGTGATGGTAACTATGTAAATGCGCTCATTATAATTAACATAGCGTTTATGTTGATTACCCTCTCGTTTGAGCGAGTATAAACCAGTGTGATTAAGCTCAAAGCGTCAATGTATTTATCATACATTGGGTTCACAAATAGTACATTCAGCCTAATCAATGCTCATAGTAGCCTCTTGTAAGGTTGGATGTGCTTATTACACGCCAATGTGTTGAAGGACGTTACACATTGGGCATTTACCTAACTCTTAGTGGATTGTACATTAAGCTAAGAGGACAGCCAGAGGGTTGGAAGTGCACATTCAATGTCCCAGAACCTGAGCAACGCTGATAAAAGGCTCATTTACTCCTGTACCTTACAATTACTACCAGACGCAGGTTGCAAGTTATCTGGCAGGAGTATTTTTATTACTCGTTTGAGCGAGAATACAGTCCTTAGGCTCAAAGCGTTATCAATTCACATAGAATTGATAGGTGGAACCAATACAATCTGTTATTATGAGTAGATTTATATTCTTCGTCCTTGTGGCGATAGCAATGGTAGCTTGCGAGCCACCAAAGAGTCAGCAAAGAACCAGAGCTGTTGTTCTTGACTCAGTTGACAAACAGCTTAGTACTGGTCATCATCAGTACAAACTCTCATACATTAGCTACGGTGTAGTTGATTATGAGTTTAGTTATTTCCAATATGAGATTGGTGATACAATCTTAGTTCTTGATAAGTTTAGAGGAAGGGATATCCGATGATAGATAAGATGTTTATCAGGGAGAAGGAATCATTCTTTATTCCCTTTCCTCATATCGGAGCTGTACTTGGAATCAAATACAATGTATCTGATTTCCAAATACGTAACTATGGAACTCGTGAAATCATTGATTACGAGAGAATCTTCTATAACTGATGATTGTAACTGTCAATTACTGTCCTAAATGCGGTAATAACACCGCTAAGGATGGTATTTGTGGTTCAAGGAACTGCAAATACAATGCTAAACATATTCAAGCATTAAATCTTGTTAAAGAAAGGCAATTATGATCTACGGAGAATACAATGAACAGCGTCAATCACCATTCACATATAAGAACTATGTGGATCGTGGTTGGGCGAACGGTGGTGTTGAGTACTGCAAGTGCAGTCGGGAACACGATGCCAAGGAAGAGCATGATAATAGCTCTTATCGTGGTAGAGGAACAGATATTATCACGATTTGCCATACTTGCAAGTCATTCATCCATACTGATATGGGTGACTAAGAAATAGAGGTTTACTTGTCGCACATTCCTCTCTAAATATGTGGTGTAGACTATCCAGTAAGCTACTGGCGTATCAGAGAAGATACAGTACTAAAAACTCCATGCTGAGCAAACATGTAAAACTGCTCTGATACATTGGGTCGTGTTTAGCAAGTGGAATCATTCACAGTGCACACGATATGATTGTGTAACCGATGAAACAGACCTGCAAAGTTTGTTGATTGATAGGCGTGGGCAATACGAGGACTTAGAGCCTTGGGCGTTAGTTGATACGCCAATAATGGACAGCGTAAGAGTGGGAATATTACACGAACCACTACACAATCTCCTTTAACAGATAGTAATGACCATAACTATTTGTTGGCATAAGCCATAAACTAAATCAATGGTCGTATGTAATACCAACTTCAGGTGTTCCCTTTATTGCTTTAGGGATGTAAATCCAAACCGAGGGTTAGCAGCCCAAAAAACCTGAGACAACAGGTGAAAAAACAAAGAAGACACAGTTGCAGGAACATCAGTCTGATGGATAACAGCCTGTTAATGATCGTCGTGTCCGATCACTTTGAACACAATGGGCAGGGAGTAGGGTGGATAGGTTTGCAAATAGCCTATGGATTACCTTCTCTGCCGTTGTGTTCATTTAACCTATAAATTGATAATTATGGTTATAAGATTTATCTTAGTATTTGTCGTCATATTTGGTATTCTAAATTGGGCGATGGGGGAACTTGATCTCGCCTTAGTAGGAGGTCTATTAGTAGCAGGAGGTGTAACATACCTCATAGAATTTAGCGATAACAGTGCTAAAGAATAAATATCATGGGAGCATACTTACCAGTAAGAGAAGGTTGCCCTAGATGTCATGGTGAAGGATATATTCCTGAGTATAAGCACATTGATGATGGTATTTGTTTCAGATGCAGAAATGTAAGTGCATCTGATATAAAATCTCATGCTCATTTTAATGAGCTTGCTGATGCTCATAAGAAAAGACATGACAAATTATTTGATAGTGATTAGGGCGTGAAAATCGTGCGTTCTCCTTTCGGGGAGAGGTTCACTTAATAAACTGTAGCAAAATGAAGAAACGTAAACTTGGTGACAAGATAAATCGAGGATTTGTCGCTGTCGTACTCATACTTGGTAGTATTATGATCATACGCTTCGTAGTAGGAGTTGTGAAATATGATGTTGAACGCATTGAATGGAGACCAGAGTATGAAGGTGGTCATGACAGTGACAACTTCACTCTTTATCCTGAGACTCAGGATGATCTCGGTGAGACCGCTAACGGACTCGATGTGCCTCGCTCAATCGTTGATACGACTGTAGATGAGGCGTATGTAAATGGATTCTTTAAAGAATAAGCCATGACACTCGGAGATGCGTTGATTACCGAGCTAAAGATCAAGATGAGTCTTGATTATAAGATATTGCTTGATCTTGAAGTAAAATCTCGTCAGACAGGACATCGTGATTATTACAAGTACAAGAAATATCGTGGTATTATTGAAAGAAGTTATCCTGCGTTCAGGTATATCGAAGAAACATATCAACGATGTGGATCAGCATGTAAAGATAGTGAACCAACAAATACTGGTGATCATAGATATCATCCGGGTTCAAACTTACATAAGAGAATGATTTTAAGAGGTTTGTATCCAATGTCTGATGATAAAATATCTATGCACTATGCGGTTACAAATACAACACTTACAAAACCACATATTGACATAGTTTTACGTGATATATCATTAGTTGATTATGCTGGTGACGAATTTGATAACTTTTAAAGATAATAATGACTGGATCAGTAGCTCCCTCACTGTTGGGGTGTGTAAGATGTGGCAATCTTTCGTTAGGGACTGCTGATCCTTTCTACTAAAAGAAAGGACATAAATTATGGCAGGAGCATTTTTATCAATATTATTCATTTTATGGATAGCTAACGGCTTTTTCAACAGTGTTGAATGGTTACATACTAAGTCTCCAAGAGGCAGACGTGAAGAGAGAGAACGAGTGGCTGATCATGAAAAGAGAATGAAAATGACAGGTGAACTCAAAGCTCTCAAAAAACGGAGAGATGAACTTAACAAAGATTATGCTGAGTGGAAGAGTAAACCAGAGATTCTTTACATAAAAGGAGTTCGTAGAGAATTTATCAGAGAATCTTCTGAGAATATGGACAAGATACTTGCAAAGTATAACAAGAGAATCCATGAACTCGAAACAATACTACATCCTAAACCAGAATATTATCCAGAAGACCCAAGTTTCAGAGGTGCTCCTGATCGTGATATTCCCGGAATGTATTGGAATCAATAAAGAATTAACGATTCTGTTTATTTGTTTAGGTGAAAAAATGCCTGAGTTCCTGAGGGGGAGCTTGGGCATTTTCATATAGCTTAAACAATATCAAAATACTATTAAGTTTTACCTAAACTAAACAAATGAAAAATCCCTTTAAACAAAAGAAAAAAGAAATGGAGACAGAACCTAACAGATTCTCTGGTAGAATGGAGAGCAACAAATTCGCTGGTAAGCGTAAGTATCAAATCAGAATAGGTTTACCAGAGAAAACTCTGATCAAGCTCAAGGATTTACACGAAATGTTACAATGTGACCCTGACGAGCATGGGTATGTAGTTACAACCTTCAAAGAGATGCAGGAGCTTACTGAAATAGACTTGGTGCTGGTTAGCATCATGACTGGTAATGGTATGATCCTGAAGCGTCCTACAGGTGGTAGTCCCAAGTTTATGTATAAGTGGGATACTATTGAACCCAGTATAGATATGGCTGTAAAGCTGCTTGAAAAGAGAATTGATAACAATCAGAGTAATAAACCTGAAGGTATAATCTCTGAGTCTCAACCTGAATCCCTAATTCCTGAGAAAGAGGATGACTATGAACCGGGATTACGTATTCCTGAACTCTCTGGTGAGTTTGATCCAAGCATCATTGTGGACTCTAAAGTTGCAGGTGATGTAATGACAATGCACGTCAATCTCAAGAAACTTGGGATCAGTGAAACAGATGTGTTAAATGCTGTACTGGCAATAAGTAGCAATAAGTAGATTATAAACACTAAACAAAAAGCGAAAGTATGAAGAAATTTCAAAAAGTATTAAGTAGGAATGGTGACTCTGTAATGAAAGACAGAGCAGGTAATATCACCAAATTGGCTGAGATGGCACAAGTTGCTATGGTCAATGGTCTTGAGAAACGCAAGATCGAATTGGAAATGGAAAAGACCTCACTTCTGGACATGAGTCCTGATAATAGGTATTCTCTTAAACCCGGAGCAGACTTCAAAGCTGATAATTGGGTAAATGATTACCAGCATGTGAATGTAGAACTGATCAACATTGAGATTGAACTCAAGGTTGCTCAAGCTACCAATCTGGACCTGTTCAGTGATGGACCTGAAGAAACTGCTGACTAATGAGTACTCAGAAAAATACAGTATATCTCTCTAAGTCTAACCACTCTAACCCTGATCAAGTGATGAGGGTTAGAGATTGGTTAAATCAGAAGGGATTTACTGTAATTGAGCATAGAGGCGGTGAATATGATGAATCTTTATTACGGAAGGCACGAATGATGATAATGGTCGGCTGTAATAGGATTGAGAAAGGATTAACTGCTGTTGGGAAAGGTCAATACGGACAACTGAAATGCCGTGTTAATCATGGTTTGGTACAAAATTATTATGTCTCTGGTCAAATATATGGGAACATTGTTCTCAGGAAAGTATTAGTACATAAGATAGCAGACGTAGATAATTGGACTCATAATTATGGGACTCTCCGTGTTAAAATGGAAACTACCATAAGGATTTCACCAAGCCATGATCCTGAATCTGAGAAGAACCCTGATTCTGAACCTGTTGTAAAAGTTACTGATAGACATGCTGACCATATAGTTGATAGAATGGAAGGTGAGCTTGTGGAACAGCTTAAACAACGAATACATCTTGCTTGTATAACCCTCTTTAAATAACTAATCCTCAAGGGGGTTGGTTACTATACTACCAGCTCCTTTGTTTTTACTACACCTAAGCAAATCAGGAGATGCAGAATGAACCAGAACAAGAAAATTGCCATAGTTGTGCAGTATTATGGCGATCCGACGAAAATCGTAGATGACCACGATTCAGAACCTATTTACCTGACTCAGATAAACGAGAGAAGGTTCAAAGATATATTTGAAGCCATTCGGTTCTTACAAGAATGTAATAGTCCCATTACCGTAGTTGATGAGATATTACCTCTTCCAAAAAGACCTAAAGGCTTCAAATTTATTTTACCCGAAAGAAACATCAAGATTAAACATCAAGCAGATAATGCACTTGACTCTAAATTTGATTTTGATGCAATGGATTGGGGATAGAATTTAGATTGTGGTTCCAATCTGCACAGGGGATAGTCAAGTTAATGGTTGCAATCCCAAAAGACCACTCTTTACATTTGATACAGTTAGGCAGGAATTAACGCTGCCTTATGAACCGAGATAGGACTGAATGGTGTAAATGAAGTTGATTAAATACCTTGACTATCC